ATTGGATCAATCATTTCTTTCTCTCCCACTTAACGCAAACAACCTTTCGGTTGAAAACATCACCAGTCCAAGTCCATTTAATACATCGGTACTCTATGGTTGCCGCCAAGAGAAAGGCGATCATGGAAATGCCAAAACAACAATATAACTAAGTTATTTACTGAGAATATGACAATGGAATTTTTGCTCTTTGTGCTTCCATCAACAAAGAATTCATATCACGAACAGCACGATTTGTCGCTACTTCATCACCAGCATCTTGAGCCGCCATTGATTGACCCATTAGATTCCTTAACTCTGAGTTAAAAATTGCTTGACGTTGTTGATCAATGGTTGTTGTTGGTTGTGGCGGTGGAGCAGCCAATTCTGGTGGCATCTCATACATAGGTGCTTTAGTTGTTGGCTCACCAAGTTCGGGTGGCATAGACCATTGCATAGGAGCTTCAGTTGGCTGTTGTACTACTTCTTGTTGCACCGATTGATCTGAAGGCATAGAAACAGATGCTCCAGTCACCAAAGGACGCAAATCATCAAGTGATTTAGCAGATAACATTACTGCACGACCTGCTTTTGTATCAAATACTGCACGAGATAATGCCTCAACAGCTCTGTTAACAGGAACTGCCGCAATAGCCGCTCCTGGCGCTCCACCAACTGCCGCACCAATACCAACACGCATACCTTGTGTCATTGCCTCATCTAAACCAGAGCCAGCCGCTTGTCGAGTCATAGAACTTGTCAGGAAACTGTATTTATTTAGCAACGTATCAATGTTTTCATCAACAAATGGCTGTAAGTTAGTTTTTCTTGACTGTAGAAATGTAGAAAACTTGATTGGATCAAACACACCCGAACCAACATCAGTTGCTTCTTTTCTAGCAGTAGCAAAGGTAGCCGCAGCCACATCTTGTTTGATATCTGATGGCAAAACTTTAGCAATCATTGTTGCCGCCCGCTTTGCACCCTCTTGACCTGTTGATTCAGCAGAAACAATCCTACCAACAAGTTTAGAAATATCTGTCTTCAACTCACCTGAGTTAGGGTCTTTGATCATGGTCATTGCTAAATCAGCATCACGCAAAGGAATTACGTTCCCTTTCCAGAATGATCTAGCTGATTGGAAGGCATCTGATACTGATTGATTTTGAGCCAATGATTGACCCCAATTATCAATATCCCTATCCATTGCATCTAAAACCTCGTTTAAGCGAGATGTTTCTTTAGCGCCAAACTTATTTTGTGCTTTAGCTGCTGACAAAGCATCGGTTAAACCTTCTCTTGCTTTGCGAATATCAGAGAAAGTAAAGTCTGTTTGGCCTTTAATCTCTGGAATAAATGGTCTTCCAGATTCGCTAACAATCAATCCAGCCTCTTGTTTAACCTCTTCTTTGCCCAATTTTGAGCCAAAAGACGTTAATTTTGCCTCAAGAGAGGGTCTTTCAAGTACTTTAAACAAGTCTCCATACTCTGAAATAACATTGTTTACTGCTAGTTCTGTTTCTGATGGACGAATTTTAGATAGGTCATTTTGACTTGCAAGAGTATCTAACTTTTTATAAAGTTTATTGCCTTCTTTTGTAGCATTTGTGTAGTTTGTTTCAACAGCTTTGGCAATGTTTTCACCTGCTTTACCAGAATACTGAGCGCCACCAGTTATGGCTTTCTCAACAGTACCACCAGCCTTTTGTAGTTCATTTACGTTCTGTTTTAAACGATCTGCAACACCACCAGCCCTAATTCTATTCATTGCTTCAGCCGCACGAATGGCATCATCACCAGTAAAGTCACCGAGTAATTTAGGACTAATACCAAGTGATGCAGAGGCATCTTTCACTGCTTGAATATTGCTCTTAAAGTCAAAGTTAGTGACTTTCTCTATTGGACGACCAACTGCACCAAGAACAGCAGTTGCACCACCACTAATAAGACCCGCTTTAGCAGTGGCCTCTTGTCTACTTTCACCTTCTGCAACAGGCTTTGTTATACCTTCCCAAAGTCCACCAAATAGACCTTGTTTCATTATTTGAGCAACTTTTCCACCAGCACCAAACCAACCCATACTGGAAGCGGGAGCAGCAATAATCAGTTCGCCAACAATCTCACCTGCCGCACCCATAACTTTGTTGTCATAGGATAATCTATCTGGTTGTTTAGCAAGTTGAGCATTAAACCTATCAAGTGTTTGTTGTTTAGTCAAACCAGTCATAGTGCCAAGCTCAAGCACAGACTGCATTATTCCTTCGGCAAGTTCATTAGCTTTGTTAACTTTACCTTTTTGAAAGTCAGTTAGGTATTTCTGTTGCAGTTTATCTGCATCAGTCTTATTTTTCCATTCGTCAAAAAGCCCCATGACTTAACTCCTTAAAGTTTTCCAGCATTACGCAAGGCTTGTTCTGCTTCTTGTCGTGTTGGTCTACCGCCATTAAACTCAATAAACCTTTGAATTTTTTGCTCTCTTGTAAGCCCCGCAGGAGTAGATGCTTGTTTTGGAGCGGAAGGTGTTGCTTGTTTTACTGGAACAGCAGTGGCTTTTTCTTCTTGTTTAGCAGAAGGAATATTTGGTGCTTCTGTTTTACCTTGAGACTGTAAGGCGGTCTTTTTGGCATTAAGTTCTGCTTGAAGTTTTTTTTCTGTTCTTTCTAATCCTTCAATTGCTCCAATCATTCTTGCTTGACTCAAAAATGTTGTATCACTTGCAATTTGATCTTTGGCTCGAGTGGCATCTCCTTCTGTTTGTGTGCCTTTAGCCATCAGAAGTAAAGTATTTACACGCTCAGTTAAAGCGCGTTTAATCTCATCTTTCTTAACTTGACCACCTTGCTCTTTAAATCCAAATGCTGGAGGTATTATTGCTCCAAGGAAATCAAAAGTATTGTCTTTAGCGTTATATTTAACTTCATTTGCTTTCAATGAACCAAGGAAAGATTGCAATTCTGGCCCTGATTGTTCAAGTTTTGTGAGATTGGCATCTATAACACCAATTTCTGCTTGAGATCCAGCAGGAAGATTTCCAGTAGTAGCTTGTTGAACAGTTGGTTTAGGAACTATAGTTGCGCCACCTTCAGTAGAAACACCCATTGCTTTGAAAGTCAATGGATATGCTTTTGATGGATCTGTAGCGGCTTGAGTAACCATTGCACCACTTACGGGATCAAGAAAACTACGAGGTTTTGACAACATTTGTGCCGACATATTAGCTATTGATTTTTGAGCTGGGGTAGGTTCACCGCCAGCTTGGTATATTCCTTCAATAGTTTGCAAGGCATTGATATATCTTTCATCACCAGTTAACTTTGGTGGTGCTAATGCTGTTAAAAGTTGAGCTTGTTGAGCGGCAACTCTTCCTGATGACTCTTGCAATGATTTAGCACGATCAACCAAGTTAGATGCTAATACTGATAGACCCATTTGGTTTGCATCTTTTGCACCTTGAATCAATGAAGTTGGATCGCTTAAATCAACACCACGAAGCAATTGTTGTTGAAGTTCAATTTTTCTTCTCTCAGGGTCTTCACCACCTAAACCTCTACCAATAGCACCACCAAGCATACCAGCTCCACGACCAATAGCATAGTTTGCTTGTTGAAATGGAGACAGTTGGGCATACTGAAGTGCTTGTTGATCAGCCCTAGTTTGCTGACTTTGTTCATACATATCTGGTGTAATACCGAATAAGGATTGGACGATATCTGTTGCCATGATTTACTCCTTAGATTCCATATGCGCTTAAAACGGAAGCTTCATTTTCGCCACCACCCCACAATCTTGCTAAACCACGCATAAAGTCTTTGTTTTGTGAAGCGCCAGTTAGAGCAGTAGCAAATGGGTTATAAGCATTAGCACCAAACATTGTATTAGCTGCACCCATTCCACCACCATAAAGAGCCTGAGAGCCAGTTGGGTTAGCCACCTTTGCACCAATACCTGCACCAATATCCAATGGATTTTGACCAAGTTGTTCAAGTCCTGTAGCACCAGATAGATAGGCTTGGTAAGGCGCTAAAGCACCCGCTTGACCTTGATAACCTTGAGTTAACAAGTTACCACCAGTACCAAACAATCCCGCACCAAAGGCAGTCTGTTGTTGTCCAGCTTGCATTGCATTAGCCGCCAATTGAGCATCTTGTTGAGCCAAAGCGTTGTAATAGGCTTCTGTCTCAGGATTGGAAGCACCAAGACCTGCCGCACCACTTGGTCTAGCACCAGTAGCGCCCACAGACAGACCCCCCCTACCTGTTTGAAACAATTGGTTTTGCAATGCTCCATACTGACGTTCACGACTAGGGGCTAACAACTCTTGTTGTTTAGCCATGTACTGCTGTGCCGCCTCTTGAGGAGATTGAGCAAGATACTGTTGACCAAGATTAAACAAACCACTAGCCGCACCCTGTAAAGGAGCAAACTGTTGTTGAGCACCTTCTGCTTGAGTCAAACCACCACCCGCTAGACCTAAGAATCGGTCTTGCATAGCCTTCATCTCTGGAGACAAGGTATAACCCGCACCAGTAACCCTGCCAGTTGTTGGATCAGTCTGGAATTGAGACTGTCCAAAGCGAGTCGTTACTCCTACAGGACGAAACCTAGCTTCATCAGCCGCTAACTGTGCTGCACGCATTTGTGCATCAGCCTGAGTCTGTGCGGCTCGTTTAGCTGAATTACCACCAAATAAGCCTCCCAACAGAGAAGCACCACCACCGATTAAGGCTGCTGTAGTAAAAGGCATATCAAACTCCAATCAAAATATCGTCCACTTTTGACGGGTCTTTCTCGTCAGTGGCATGAATACAAAACCAAACACAATCCGTAATTGCTTTAACACCATGTGTGAGACCCGCCTTGATCTCAATACATGATGGCGCTTCAATAATCTCTATCTCTTCACCCTTCATCACCGCTACCTTGCCTTTGGCTAAGATTGACAGATGACTGAACTCATGCGTGTGCTTCAGAATGGCAGTACCAGCGCTAAACTGCGCTTCTTTGGCATACAAACCATCACTGAAATGATGCGTAATCATGCAGTCCGTTTCCACATATAAACAGTGATGTATGGTTGATAGTTAGCATTAGTTCCCGCATCACCTGAAGTATTTACAGTAGTTGCAACAGAAATACCAGTTGTCTGTGTCTGAACCAAGTTCTCACCACCAGTAGGAGCAGTAGTTTTATAACCCCTGTTGGTAGTAGAGTCACCACCCTGAACATTTCGTGATGTTGACTCGCTAAGACCTCTAGTGATGCCTGTAGCATCTGCACCCATCAACCCGTGTGAGTGACCCGCATCAGTAACAACTGAACTAGTGGTGTGTGAGTGAGTGACAACAATAGCATTTGCACTACCGCCAGTTTCTTCAGCAGTGTCAAACAGAGCATTACTAGAATCAAAGCCAACCATGACTCGACCTGCTCCAAAGGCTGTCCAAGTGCCAAAACCTAACAAAGTGCCAGGGTTTGTCGAAACAACCGCAGTGTAGATTGCTCCAACAGGAAACAAAGCAGACTTGATTACCGCAGCAATCGCAGTAACTGCCGCATCTGCATAAGCAGTAGTAGCAATCTGAGTGTTATTGGTACTTGCAGAAGCAGTAGGCGCTAGTGGAGTTCCAGTAAACGTGGGAGATGCTAAATCAGCCTTAGTTGCAATAGCAGTAGAGATATTGTTGAACTCAGTATTGATCTCAGTACCTTTGACAATCTTGAGTGGATCACCAGAACTTAGTGCATCTTTAGTAGCAAAATTAGTGGATTGTGTGTAATTGCTCATACTGTTTTCCCATTTTTAGATTGGATTTCAATGCGTTGAATTGATAGCGCATTACCATTAATATTTGATTCATAACCCGTCTGGACAATTTTACCGCTACCAGATACAGAGGCACTCAAAGTCTGTATGGCAACACCATTGGAATATTGAGCAACAGGAACACCATTAGCACCATACTCAGCAACCCCATACTCCGATACTCCTTGAGTTGGAATATTGACATTGGTTGACAAGTAGTTAGTGGCAAAATCAAAGCCCCACTTAATCGTGACGTATTGGTTTGAGCCACCAATAACAACTACCTTAATCCTCTTGAGTAAAGAAGTAACATTGGCATCACCCAAATCAGCATGATTTGTATAGTACTGAAATCGGTATACAGAAGTATCATCTAGTGAGCCTGTGTACTTTCCAATATATCCAGTCTTGCCAATAAGAACATCACCATTTCTACGAGCAAATAACGCAGAAGGCTCAATTGAGTCCCAAGTAGTGACCCTATAAGAGCCATCTTGTAATTGACCACGAGTATCAAAGCAATAAACTTGTTTGGTTACAGGTAAAACAAGAAGATAGAACGCTTCTGTCTCTGAGTAAACAGACTTGATATTAGAAGCAGTTTCACCAGAAACACTTAGCATCAAATCATTACGAACATTCTTAGACAAGTCTCCAATAGGAACAGACTTCTCAATAATCGTTCTGGCAAATGACCTGACACCTGAGTTAGATAAGAATAAAACATCCTTACCAGTACTCTGAATAGAATCTCTAGCAATACATCCAAGGCTTGCTACAGTGTCTGCCAAGGTGATCGTAGCGGGAGAAGTAGCACCAGAATAAACAAGAATCTGCCTTTGACCAAAGATGATCAAGAAGTTGTTATGCGCTGCCAAACCAGTAATATTATCTGCACCATTAGGCCAAACAAGATTGGTATTCAAAGAACCTGCCGTACCAGTTGACCACACATGACCTGCTAACAAGTCAGAGAAGTAAACAGTGGTGTTATCAGTAGCAGTGTCTGCCACCCACAAACGACCATAGGCTGAAGTAACGATATTTCCAGAAGGAACTGTGCCTACATAGCCAGTCTTCTCTGTAACCCTACGATATGTTGTAGTGCTAACAGCAGGGTCATAGATTATTGGATCGTGTTCTGTTTGAAAGAAATAAGTGATTCCATTCAAAGATGCACAAGACCAATTGCTTGCAGTAATCGTAGGAGCAGACCCACCACCACCATAGGTCAACTCAGTAACAGTCGTACCACTAAGTTTGAATATTTTGTTGTTTCCTGCAAACAAAACAGTCAATGTGCCATCAGTTTGTACCAACTCATGTATCACAGCGGGAGCATTAGAACCTAGATTACCAGAAGAAGCATTAACCTTTGTCCAACCCTTGCGTGAACCAATACGTCCATAGCGATCAATGATGCAGTTAGTCGCTACCAAAGCAAAGCCAGCCGCCAAATCTAATGGCGAGTCCTGAGTATTCAGGCCAAAAAAGCCTGGCGCTGAGATGCTTGCAGTCTGTAGGACTTGGCTCATATTGCTACAAACTCCTGATTCTCAGGGTAACGAGTACCCTCTAAAGCAATCTGGTCTGACAACATACTGCGATAGAGTTGATAAGCCTCAGAAGAGTTCAAGCCTCCATCCTCACCACGCTCAACCAATGCTCTTGCATAGGCATTCTGAACAACCAAAGAGTCAGGAACAAGTACTGAAGTACCATCAGCACTGAGAGGCGCTTGAGGTACTATGACGGCAAATGGAATGCTATATACGCCATCAGGTCTTGGATAGAGAACTACCTTTGTGTCTCCATTACCATCTACGCCATCAAAAGCATAGTACTGAGGAACTCCACTCACAGTAGGAACAAGATTCTGAAATCTATTCATCTCTACAAAAGAAATATTCTGTAGACCAACATTAGATGTCGTATTAAGAGCATCTTGAACTTGGAACTTCTGTCCAACACCAGTCATTGAATAAACATAAGTTCCAGACGTTGTGGAAATAGTGACTGTTTGACCAAGAACGTTCCAACTAAAAGCATCTTCAATTTGACGCTTGGCATCATTGACAAACAAGCCAATTAGAGTTGAATAAGCAGTCTCCGCATTGGTAGAGACTTGGTTTTCACGCAAACGAATCAGTACGTTGTTAATCAGTTGTAGATAGGTCATAGTCGTTGCGCTCCTTCAATTTCAAAAGTTGCAAGCACAGACATCGTTGATCCAGCTTCAGAAGTTGCTGTTAAATAATCACCTTCTTCCATCACAAAATATTGTGTATCTGAAATAAGAGTTAATGTAGTTCTTGCTGATAAAACTTGTTCACTAACAATTAAAGTTGATGTACTAGCACTTGCGTCATACCAGCTAAATGAAATGTGTTTGCTTGGAGATGTATTACAAGCATGAATTAAGACGCATTTTGCATAGTATCCAGTAGGAACTGTATACAGCGTAGTAGCTGTATTAGCAGTTAGATTCTTACTGATAGATACTGGTCTCACTTCATATTCCTCTTAGATATCGCTTTAGCCTTTGCTTTAGCGTCTTCCTTGGATGATGCTCCCCAAGCTCTAAGAGAAAGTAAAAGTCGGGTAGGCTTTCCATCTTTCATCTCAGCGCCAGGCATATTGCCCATTCGTGCTAAAAAGGATGCC